CAAGTTTTAGGGCCAACAATACCATCAGGTTGTTTTGTTCTTGGACTAATAAGATTATTTTTAGTTTGGAAACTCATTACCGCTTTTTTTGTCATATCGTCAAATATTGATGTTAATGCAACATCCTCACCAGCATCTATCAATCTTGTTTGAATTGTGTTAACTAAAGGTCCTTTATCTCCTTTTCTTAAATAATATCCTTTTTGAGTTAATTGTTCGGTTGATGTAGGAACGGTTCTTTGTTTTACTTGGGTAGTATCAGGATTTGCTTTACCCGTATCTGCAGTTTTTTGAGTTGTGTTATTGTCTTTATTTTGTTGTTGTGTGGTGGTATTAGTCTTTGTATTTTGTGACGCGGTATCTCTTTGTCGTTGTATTTGATTTGCCATAATAACACTTAAATCAGGAAATTTAAAATTACTTGTTCCTAAGTTTTGTGTACTGTTCCAACCTAATAACTTCTGTAAATGGGGTCTTAATCTTTCTTTACCACTATCAAGTGTGCCTATAGAATCTGCAATTACTGCGTCTAATCCTGTATATTTATTTGTCTTGTTGGCATAATATCTTTTTAAATCGTTATTAACGGCGTTAAGTGTGCTAACATCAGGAATTTTTAAAATGGCATTAATTAATTTTGTTTCATCTACATTTTGAAACCTATTTCCTGAAACAATCATTGTAATTTCATTCGCAATAGGATTTAATGATTTCCTAAGTTTTGTTTCTTCACTTTCCTGTTCACTCAAATATTGTCTTTTGGTCGCACTTTCATGAAGTCCCAAAATTCTTTTTCTTTCTTCCTCTGTTATAATAAATAAGTTTTTCATATTATTTTGCAGGTTGTCCTAAATTTAGGTTTGATGATATCTGTGTATCTTGAACATTTTGAGTTTGTAGCGGAGCTGGAGCTTGTTTTTGTAATGGTGTCATTCCAGGAAACATCGCCTTTATTTGGTCTAATGTTTTAGTTCCGTCAACAGGAACTGTATTCTTACCGTCAGTTGCGGTCATCTTACCACTAGCGTCAAAATTAATTGTAATACCTTCAACTAAATATTGTTTATTAGCAGCATTTTCATGAAGATTTAAAATCTTTTTTCTTTCCTCTTCAGTTATATTAAATAGTTTTTTCATATTATATATTTTATATATAAATATCTTGATATTTATAAAATACAATGAAAACAGACAAAGAAAAATTTGAAAATGTTGCAAATTTAATCCTAAAAAAAGAATATCCTTTTATTGAGAGAATTGAGATTGTAAGAGTTAGAGAAATATTTAGAGAACTACAAGCGGATGTATTAATCGTTTTAGATATTGATTTTATCGAAGAGCATGTTGATATAGATTGTTATGATAATATGTTAAATGATGACTCAATATTTTTTAGTTTGCGGTCTTTTAATCATTGTTCTGATATTAAAATGAATGAGAAGAAAATGAAAGATGACCTATACGACCTTTATAAAATGATTATTACCCCTAAAGAAACTTTATATTCTTACAACATTAGCATAAGTGTTATCTCATATAATAATCTTATTTAAATTATTAAAAATAAAAAAAGGTCAGATTTCTCTGACCTTTTTTAGGTTTTATTTAAGATTTGATTATCTCAATTCTCTTAAATCAAATGTACGAACTCCATCAACAGTGATACGAGCGTAGAAACGGTTATTTACCATCTTTTTCGCGTATCTTGTCATAATACCTTTAATAGGTGTGAAGTTAAATGGATTGTACATTGTAGGTGTTAATTGTAAAGGTACGTACGGTGCGTAGATGTAACCTGTATCAAGTAACGATGTTCCTTTATGTCCAATCAAAATTTGATTTGGTGGGAAATAAGGGTCACGGTACACTTGGTAACGTCCTGCTAAAGTACCTACTCTTTCGATACCCATATTGTATTGGTCTTGCTCCGGTGACGCGTTAGATACGTGGAAGTATTCTAAATCATCAAAGATAGCAGAAATCTCACTTGATACAACAATCCAGTTAGCTCCACCACGAAGAGTTGACTTGTGAATTTGAGCTGATAATTGGTTGATAGTTGTAATCAATGTTTGATTCCAATCTTTTTGAGTGTAAGATGTAGTTTGTTGAATTCTTCTCCATCCGTTATAATCCCAACGTAAGTTCCAAGCCGCACCTTTACGTAAGTCACGTAAAATTTCACGGTCGATTTCAGCAGCAACTTGTTCAGACAATAAAGCCGTTAATTCAGCTTCAGCATCGATGTTATGGAATGCCGCAACGTCTTGAGCAAGTTCTGGTGACCATTGCGCTCTTAACTTTCTTTCAGTCACAGAAACTGTTACAGAATCAAGTTCGAAAGAAACCTCACCGATTTTGTCTTCGAATTCTAATTCTTCATAACGTTTATAAACCGCGGTAAATCCTTCATCATTAACATCGGCAACCATAGTAGCTCCTGTGTAACCATCTAAAGATGTTGCGTCACAATTAGCACATACTGGACAAGATAAGTCAACTTCTAATAAAATACAACCTTCTGGTGTACAAATATCATTATATGAACCACCATTACCTGCTGGCGATGATGTAATAGGAGGACCTGGAAAATAAGTTTGAACGGTTTCACCATACTGAACAATACCTTTACCATATTGTTGTGTTACTACACGGAACAATAATGAGTTTGGTTTTTCTACAGTACCTAATACATTACCACATGAACCTGTGGTTACGATAAGTCCTGCGATATCAGTCGCATAAATACGTAAATCAGATAAGAAAGATTCTGTATCCATTTCGTTACCATCAGGACCAATTAACTTACCAGCCCCTGAATTCGCAAAACCACATAATTTAACGATTACTTTTCTAACACCAACTTCGTTGTTTAATTCACCATCTAGAGGGAATAAACCTCCATTTGACCATACCTGAATAACTGTTGAAGCGGTAATCGCTGAAAAACGACCTTTAGAATAATCAAATAATCCTGGAGGGTCTAACTCAGCCTCGTTTCCTTCATAGAATAAATCATAAAGATTTTTCTTGAATGCTCCCTCTCCTGTGTAACCTTGACTAGGGTTATTTTGTTGCGGTGAGGCGTCATATGCTCCCGGTGAACCTACTGGTGAGTAATGTTCGTTTCCGTTAACATAACCTTGAATTTTAGGTACGAAGTAGAATAACTTACCGATTGGTAAGTTCATCGCTTGCACTGATACTAAGTCATTCGCTAATAATTTAGAGAATACACGTCTAACGATAGGGAATACAACTGTTTCAAACGCTCCGTTTGAACCTTCACCTGTCGCTTCGTTAATCAAATGTGATGCTTGGTTTTCATATAACTGCGCCACGTTTTCTTTTAGGTGACCTTTAAGGCCTTCTAGGAATCCTAATTTATCCCATTTTGTAATTGTATCTTCTTTGATAACTTTAAGGTGTTTTAAACCGATGTTACCAACAAGACCTGATTCTAATAATGCTCCCATTTTTTTGTTTTTTTTTTATTTTATTTTTTATTTTATTTTTGCCATTAAATCTTTCATTCTCAAAAACTGAGGATTCTCATATGTTTTTGATTCGATTAAGTTACTAGCAGAACCTGTAGATTGTGATTTTTCAATTACTCTCTCAACTGACTCATTAACATTAGATTTACCTTTAGATGTTGTTACTGATAACTCATCTTTAATGGTTTGATATAAATTCTTAGATTCTTTAATAGTTTCAACACCATCAAATCTTCTTAAAATATTAATCTTCTCCTGTTTTGACGTAGAATGTTCTGTGAACAATCTTGTCGCGTAAGCTAAGTTTGAATTGAAAACTGCAACTTCATTAAGTTTATTTCTGAAAACATTAAGCGCTTTTCTATACTCTTCGTTCTTTTCTCTAAGTAATTCAACTTCTCTGAAATCAAAGTTTTCTTTAATTGAAGTATTCGCTTTTGAATGTGCTCTTGGTTTTGGTAAACCACCTTTTCTAAACTTAGAACCATTTCCTAAAGTACGAGCGGCTTCTTTTGTTTCAGTTTTCTTTACTCCCTTCACAGGTTTCATTTTGCCGTTCATGTTTTCACCTTCTTTGTATTCAAATTTTGCCTTTCCTGTACCAACTGACTTAGGGCCTTGTTTCATTTTTTCTTTGAAACCCCCCGCCATATTTGGTTTAGAATTGTATTTGAATTTTGGTGAACCCATTCCAACGCCTTTTGCTTTTATTTTCATTTTTTTATTTTTGGACTCCATTAAAGATTCTCCATCTTCCATATCGAATTCTTCTTCACCTTCCATATCGAATTCTTCGTCATCCATTTCAAACTCCTCTTCATCTTCAGAATCAAAGTCGATTTCATAAACAATAGAATCTTCTTCTTCAAGAGACGCGTCACCAGCGTATTTATCATCCGCTAAATCATTCATCTCTAATTCGTAAATGGTTTCTTCTTCATCTAATTCATCTGAGAAAATGTCATCCATGTATTCAGATGTGTCTTCGCTTGAAAATTCATCTTCCATGTCAAATTCTTCATCTTCTTCGCCCACTTCTTCAATCCCCTCACCAACAATCATGTACTCTTTTTCATCATCTTTAATACTAATGTTACCTGCGTCATCTTTTGTTACAACGATGTTATCATCAGGACCCATTAATTTAAATACACGAAGAACTTCAGCATCTGATTTGTTAGTTAAGTCAATTGCATCTTCTTCATCTTCTTCTTCGTCTTCCATGTCTTCTTCTTCCTCCTCATCTTCCATGTCGTCTTCACTTTCAGTGTCGCCCATGTCCATAGTTGCGATGTCGTTAGATTCAGGTTCTTCCATGTCAACGTTTTCTTCATCTTCAACCTCATCTTCTTGTTCAGTCAGAGATTCTTTTACCAATTCTTTGATTTCTTCCTTCATTGTTGAAGCAAGTATTCCTTTTGCGTTTTCGGCAACAGCCTCTTCAAGATTTTTCATCTGAATGATTGCCTCTTCTACGATTGATTTTTCTTTTGCCATTTTTTTTTGTTTGGTTTTATTTGTATATAAATATGTCCAAATGTTAAAAAGTTTTTATTTTAACACTTGATGAATATAAATATTTTAATTAAAGGTCTAATTTTCCTTGACCTATTGATTCTAATTTCTTTTTTTCTTTCTGAATAAGTTTCTCTAACGCTTCTTTTTTAAACTCCAAATCTTTAAGTTTTCTCATGTTAACTTTAAATAAATCTTTAACATAATCTTTTTTGGTTTGTTTATTTTTAGATTGTTTTCTTTTTTTGTATTGTGTGTTAAATTCTATATTGGTTAATAAATACGGTTCATAAAAAGCAACAGAGTTTGTTGATTTTGCGACTATATATTTTTTATTATTTGCAAATAGAATATATTTTTGAGAATCAAAATTTACAAAAAATATAATATCAACATTCTTTTCAGAATATTTTGACGGATTATAATATGTTTTTAATTGGAAATAAGTGTCGGCATTTTCTTCATCGACATAACTCTTAACTTCTTCAAAAGGTTTTACCTGTACGTGAAATGAACCAC